GGTGCGGAGCGTGTCCTCATCCGGCTGGAGCTTCGCCTGGGCGGCGCGGCGCTTGATCGGTTGGGCTAGGACGTCATCGAGGAACTCGGTCTTCTCGGCGTCCTTCGCAGCTTTCTCTTTGGCGGCGGCTTCCCGTGCGGCAGCCTCCTCCTTCGTCGGCCGTCCCCGGCGACGCGGCGGTAGATCTGTCATTTGTTGTTCTTTTTCCTTAAGCAGAACCGGTCTGTTCGATGGCGTAGTCGATGTCGCTCATCAGCATCACCACGACGATGCCGTCAGGCGGCATCTGGACCAGCAACTCCTCGGCCTCGTCAGGGTCGTCCGTCTCCATGTCGAAACGGTCGATCATCCCCACGATCGGGACCGAGAAGCCTCCTTCGTAAACGATGGACATCGACGAGAAGTCGATGACGAAACGCTCCCGATCAGCTCCCATCTCGAAGGCCTGGGATTGACTGGCGCATCCACTGCAGGACCTCCTGTCGCGAACCGGAGCCGGTTCTTTTCGCCAGAACAACTCCGTCCTGAATCGCCAGGAGTGCCGGGATCTGAGAGACCTGGTAGCGCTGAGCCATCATGTCGCAGTGCTCCACATTGGCGGTGAAGAACTGGACGCGCTCGCCGTATTCCTTCTCGATGGCCGCGAGCGTCGGTGTCATAGCCTTGCATGGCTGACACCACTTCGCCTCGAACTTGATGACGACTGGCGTTTTGGCCGCCGAGAGTTCGGCGACTGCGTTGATGTCGGTGATGGGTTTCATCTGGTGAAGATCTTCTTGAGTGACGCGACGCCGGCCACGCCACAGATCGTCATCACGATGTTGTACTGCATGTCGGAATAGATCCCCGGCAGCGCGGCGACCTTCCAGCTTCCGACTTCGTGGCCGAGCAGCGGAATGCTGTCGAACACGACAGCGGCGATATGGATGATGAAGATGGCGAACGCCGTTGGCACCATCCACGCGGTGAACCAGTGCTCACGATCGTCCTTGCGCATGTCTGCCGCCATGCGGGCGACCTCGACTTTGTAGCGCAGCTCAGCAACGTTCAGCTGGACGTCGCCACCGATCGATGTCTTGAGCCTCTCCAGCTCGTTGTCAGACTTCTTGCCGAGATAGTCGAGGAACATTGTCCCGAGCTTCGGCATCAGGCCGAGCAGGAGCGAGAAGATGGAGAACATGAGGGCCTCAAAAGGAGAGGCCCTCAAGGGGCCTCAGGGGTTTACGGTTATTCCGAGGGATTGGGCGATCTGGCTCATTCGCGTGTCGCCGATGATCGCCTGCAGCGTGAACCAACCGGCCTTGAAGCGCTCGTTGGTGGTCAGCATCGCGTCCTTCTGCGTGTTGAACGCGCACCAAAGCAGCCAGGCCTTGGGTTTGTCGGCGATGTAGGCCTGGATGAGAGCGGCGTCGTCCTCAGTGATCTGAGCCATGAGATCCTGAGGCGACACCAGCTTCGGAAGCGACTGCAGCGCTGACAGGATTTCATCGTCTGTCGGCCTGGTCTGATTACCATCGTGCCATTCGAGGCTACTGACGTCGTCACCGCGCAGAGTGAATTTGGCTCCAGGACGGATAAGCTCGATTGCTTGTACAAGGTCGTAGTGGATCATTTTATCTTCCCAGAGTTGCTCCAGAGATCATCTTGTTGCTGAAGTAGCCGGTGCCACCGCCGACCTGTCCAGCAAGCGAAAATGTCCGTACGACGTCAGTACCGAAGATCGAGCCTGCTGGTAGCGAGATGGTAGTGTAATAGCCGTTTGCTGCGGCGTGCATGAATCCGTATTGACCGAATCCACCACCATCCACCCACCCCATGAGGTAGGTGGTGTTGCCGGCCCCGCTGTTTGAGCACATGCATGTGAACTCGACGTCGAACTGCTCGCCTGCCCATCCAAGCGCTTGGATGCGTAAAGCGGCATCCAACTCGGTCCATGCTGTGTTGGTCGTCGAAACTGAGCTTGCAACGGAGTTGAAGAACTGCACCCCAGGATCGTTGTACCAAGAGCGAACCAGACGTCGGGTCGCAGAATTTTCGAACTGACCAGAGGCATTCGAATAGGCCATTCCAACGAGAGACTTTGTATTGTCTCCGCTCATGATCTCAGTGCCGACGTTGCCAGCAGTGGTGTCAGTGGTGTGCGCCGTGGTGTAAGCGCCGAGCACAACTTCACCTCCGCTGACGGAGGCGTAGAAGTAAATTCGCGAGTTCGCCGCGGCGCCGAAGCTGGCGTTGGTGATAGTGATTCCGGCGGCCGGGATCTGGTAGAGCTGGCCGCCGATTTTGATGAGGTTGCCGTCGCGCGGGATCAGCTTCAGCTGCGTTGCGCTGATGTAGATCAGTTGACATTGGCCGATTGGCCCTAGTCGCGTCTGCGCGAGGGCGAGAACATTTAATGCCATTGCTCTCCCCTCAGGCGCGAGTTGCGATTAGCGTACCGTTAACGCCGTACGATGCACCCGACCAGGAGGCCTGGGCGTTCAGGTAGTAGCGGGTGTTCGCGGTGACGGCGATGCGGGCGCGCGGAGGCGCGTGCGTTTCCGAAACATCGGCTCCACTGGGGCGCCGATTGTGAACGGGGTAGCCGACCGCCGTAGTGCTGACGTTCGCGCTGGTGGTCGCGATGGCGCTGATCCAGTCAGACGACGTCGTGGCACCCGGGCCACCGAAGGTGGTGATGAACTCCAGATCCCAAACGCCAGGCGTAACGTCGACGAAGCAGATGTTGTTCGGAACGCCGGAGCCCGAAAAGTTGATCGAGCCGGTCGCAGTGATGCGCTCGCCTACCTTGCCGGTGCCGGGTTGTGCTGAGCCGTCGCCCGCCGGAAGCTGACCAACCGTCGCCGAAGCATAGGCGGTCAGACCAAGGTTGGCAGCCGTGACCCCGATGTTGGCCCGGAAAGCGGCCTTATCGAGAACGTCGGCGCCGTTCGCGGACTTCTGCAGTGTGTCAGCCGCGCTGTAGGCGCTCATGGCGAACACATAGACCACGTCGGAGCCGGCGCACGGCGTGTTCAAAACGATCGAGGTGCCGTTGCTCGCGGTGTAGTCGCTGTACGGCAACCACAGACCGTTGACCACCACCTCGACCGCGCCGGCCGTGTAGGACAAGGTCTTGGAAAAGGCATCGGCGCCAGTGAACGTCGTCTGCCCTGCAACCGAGTTGAAGATGAAGCGCTTCAAGGTACCGACCGAGACCATGTCGGCCCAGGCGGCGCCATCGTACGAGCGGAACTTCTTGCTCGTTGAGTTGAAGTAGAAGTCGCCCGCATTCGGAGCGGCACCGAGCGGGTCTGCCGTGGGATCGCTGCTGAGCGCCCCGTAGTAGATGCCCTTGAACTCGTTAACCTTGGCAACAGCCTGGGTCGCGATGTCCTCGGATGCCGCAGCGTTCTGGGCATGAGACAATGCATCGTCCCGGTAGCCCTCAGCCGCAGTCGCTGCGGAGGTCGCAATCCCTGCCGAACCTCCGGCGCTGAGAGCGCTGGCTGCAGCGGCGTCGCGGGAGGCGGCGGCGTCCATCATGTGGGAGTGAGCAGCCTCTTCGCTGGCCGCTGCATTCGATGCGGACGTCTGGGCTGCATTCTTGAACGACAGCGCGGACGAGGCGCTGCCAGCAGCAGCAGCTTCACTGGCCGCAGCATTCGAGGCCGACTGCTCTGCCGCCGTCATGCCTGCTTCGGCGCGATATGCGTAGGTCGGGTTGCCGGGATCGCCAGGTTCTCCCTTCACACCAGGATTGCCCTGAGGACCCTGCTCACCCGGGTCGCCCTTGAAGCCACGCGGACCAGCCGGACCAGCGTCACCCTTGTCGCCCTTGGGACCACGGAAGGCTCCGATGTCGACCCAGGCGCCAGCGTTCCAGACGTAACCACGTCCCGTCTCTTGTGCGAGGTAGGTATGGCCATCCTCGGCGGTTGCCGGCAGATCCAGGTTGGTAGCGACGACGCCTTTGAGTGCGATGCCTTGCCCGCGATCACCCTTGTCGCCCTTGTCGCCCTTTGGCCCCTTCGGACCCTCGGGGCCGGGCTGACCAGGATTACCCTGGATGCTTGGGAACATCGCCCGCAGCTTGGTGAGGGAGACGGTGAGAATGTTGACGCCGAGCTTGATGTCGACGTAGACGTCGTCCTCATTGGGACCGGGAGCTTCACCGACCGGCGCCTGTCCGGCGGCCAGCTCGACCTGGTTGTTGAAGAGGAGATACTTGGCGCCGGCTTCGGTCAAAGTGATGACGGAGTTCTGCGCGTAGAAGTCGGTGCCGATGAAAATGCCGTTCGGCGACAGCACCCGATATCGAAGCGTGCTCATCTTTTCTTCTTGTTGTTTGGCGCCGGTGTAGGGAGTCGAACCCTCGGACCTTGGTTTTGGAGACCAGGCCACCCCCGCGGGCTCACCGACGCATGATTTGAATTGGACCCCTGCCCGATTTCTTCTCGCGACGGACTGACCAGTCGTCGGGACGCGGGGAGCGTGCGCCTTGCGGCTTCTCGTCTACTGCTCAGCAGTTTGCGGTATACTGGAACTCAGTATTCGCAATTCGCGAACAGCGAATTTTTGGTGCCGAGGGCAGGGATTGAACCTGCGACACGCGGATTATGACCCCGCTGCTCTACCACTGAGCTACCCGGGCAGTGCCCGCCGCCGATGGGCGGCGAGCTGTGCTCGACATCGCGAGCGCTCGGTTGGACGCATGGCTCCTGTTTAACCAGCCACCCCTATGTCATCAGGTGACGATCGGCTGGACCGAGGAAAGTAGCGCGCCGCCCGCGCTTTGGTCCCTTGCCCTTACGGTCGCTGGGGATGCCTGCTACGGACGGCGCTTTAGGTGGGGGCGGTCCAATCCAGAAGTCGACCGACCTGTGCCTCAACTGCATCGCGTTGACGGGGATCAG